CTGGTTTATATTCTCTTTTTATCCCAATGGAATGGAACTATGAAGGATTTATTGACGAGTACGGACATCCAGTATTTGATAACCCATGTGATGAGATACTCGGACCCGACGGTGAATTAATAGATGTTGGCATAATAGAGCATTGGCAAAATGAAGCCGATGGTTTAAAAGGAGATCACGATAGTTTAAATGAGTTTTACCGTCAATTTCCCAAAACAACAGAACATGCTTTTAGAGATGAGGCAAAAAATAGTATATTTAACTTAGTTAAAATATACGAGCAGATAGATTACAACGAGGAAATGACTAGAACTCTTGGGATTACTACAGGTAATTTTCAATGGGTTAATGGAGTTAAGGATACACAGGTAATATATTATCCAGATCAAAATGGTAGATTTAAAATTAGTTGGGTTCCAAACCAAAACCTACAAAATAAAGTAATAGTTAAAAATGGAATTAAATATCCTGGAAATGAACACATGGGCGCTTTTGGTTGTGATAGTTATGATATTTCCGGGACTGTTGATGGTAAAGGCTCTAAAGGATCGCTTCATGGATTAACAAAGTTTTCAATGGAAGACGCTCCAGCTAATACTTTCTTTTTAGAATATTTAGCAAGACCTCAAACAGCAGATATATTTTTTGAAGATGTTTTAATGGCATTAGTATTTTATGGAATGCCACTGCTTGCAGAGAATAACAAACCAAGACTTTTATATTATTTACGAAGAAGAGGTTACAGAGGTTTCTCAATGAATAGACCAGACAAGGTTTGGAATAAATTATCTACTGCAGAAAAAGAAGTTGGTGGCATACCTAACTCAAGTGAAGATATTAAACAAGCGCACGCCGCAGCTATTGAAATGTATATACAAGCATATGTTGGCCAAACTAAAGAACAAGAGTTTGGTAATATGTATTTTAACAGAACACTTAATGATTGGGCAGGTTTTGATATAAACAAAAGAACAAAGTTTGATGCAGCTATAAGTTCCGGTTTAGCTATAATGGCTTGCAATAGACATCTGTATATACCAAATCCTAAGGTTGAAAAACAAAGTTTGAATCTAAACATATTAAAATATGACAACAAAGGATTTACATCTAAATTAATTAAAGAAGAAAAATGATAGACTATACAAAAAACTTTCCTTCACAGGTAGTAAGCGATATAGAAAAAGATAGTTTTGACTATGGTTTAAAAGTAGCCAAAGCAATAGAGGATGAGTGGTTTCATGGATCTCATATGAACAGATATAAAGGTTTGTATAATAGATTCCATGAGCTAAGATTATACGCTAGGGGAGAACAATCTATACAAAAATACAAAGATGAGTTATCTATTAATGGTGACTTGTCTTATCTTAATTTAGACTGGACGCCAGTTCCAATAATATCTAAGTTTGTAGATATAGTTGTTAATGGTATGGCACAAAGATCTTTTGATATCAAAGCGTATTCACAAGATGAATATGGTATGTACCAAAGAACCGAGTATATGAAATCTATAGTAAGGGATATTAATGCTAAAGAATTCAAAGACAACGCTAAAATGTTGTTTAATATGGATCTGTATGAAAACAAAGTTAGCGAACTTCCTGAAACTCAAGAAGAGCTTGACTTACATATGCAACTAAATTACAAACAGTCTATTGAATTAGCTGAAGAACAAGCTATAAATGTGTTGTTAGAAGGAAGCAAGTATGATTTAATTAGAAATAGAGTTTTAAGAGATATAGTTGTTTTAGGCATAGGTGCTGTAAAAACAAATTTTGATTTTTCTCAAGGAGCAACAGTAGAGTACGTAGATCCTGCTAACTTAGTTTATTCAAAAACTGATTCACCATATTTTGAAGATATTTATTATGTTGGAGAAGTTAAAACAATACCTATAAACGAACTAGCAAGACAGTTTCCTAATTTAGATGAAGAAGCTTTAAAAGAAATACAAGATAATAATGATAGTTCTAGATCGCAGTATAATACTAGAAAAAATGCTAGCTCAGATAAAAACATGGTTGATGTTTTATATTTTAACTATAAAACATATACTAACGATACTTATAAGATAAAAGAAACCGCAACAGGTGGTGAAAAAGCCATATCAAAACCAGACACGTTTAATCCGCCACCTGACAAACAAGGGGATTTCACAAGAGCTGTTAGACAGGTTGAATGTTTATATGAAGGCGCTAAAGTTCTAGGTATAAACAAACTTCTTGATTGGAAGAAGTCGCAGAACATGATGCGAGAGGATAGTGATTTAAATAAAGTTAGAATGAATTATTCTATAGTAGCGCCTAGAATGTATAATGATAAAATCGAATCCCTTGTTAAAAGAATTACCGGTTTTGCTGATATGATACAATTAACGCACTTAAAACTACAACAGGTATTAGCTAAAATGGTTCCTGATGGTGTTTATTTAGATGCTGATGGATTAGCTGAGATAGATTTAGGTAACGGAACAAATTATAATCCGCAAGAGGCTTTGAATATGTTTTTTCAAACTGGTAGTGTTATAGGTAGATCATTTACAGGTGATGGTGATCAAAATCCTGGTAAAATACCTATACAACAAATAGCTAATGGAGCTGGTGGACAAAAACTAGCTAGTTTAATACAAACTTACAACTATTATCTACAGATGATTAGGGATGTAACTGGTTTAAACGAAGCGGTTGACGCGTCTACCCCAGACAAACATGCTCTTGTAGGTATACAAAAAATAGCAGCAGCTAATTCAAATACAGCGACAAGACATATTTTAAACGGTATGTTATTTTTAACTGCTGATGTTTGTGAGAAACTTTCTCTTAGAATTTCTGATATATTAGAGTACTCACCAACAAAAGATGTTTTTATGCAGGCTATTGGTTCGCGCAATGTAGCTACATTAGAACATTTAAAAGAACTATACTTATATGACTTTGGTGTATTTTTGACGTTAGAACCAGACGAAGAAGAAAAACAGATATTAGAGAATAATATACAAATGGCTATACAGCAGAAACTAATAGAGCTGGATGATGCTATAGATATAAGAGAAGTTAAAAACTTGAAAGTTGCAAATCAATTATTAAAATTAAAAAAGAAAAAGAAACTAGAAAGAGATCAACAATTACAAGAAAAAAATATAAAAGCTCAATCTGATGCAAATATAAATGCGCAAAGACAATCAGCTCAAGCGGAGGTACAAAAACAACAACAGTTAACTCAATCTGAAATTCAATTAGAAACGGTCAAAAACAATTTGAGAGGAGAGTATTTAAGACAAGAAGCTGCAGCTAAGAAAGATTTAATGAATCATGAGTTTGAGTTAAACATGAAGCTTAGGGAGATGGAGGCAAAAGCCAAGGTTGATGATGAAAACATGAAAGAAGATAGAAAAGATGAAAGAACAAGAATTCAAGCCTCACAACAAAGCGAATTAATAGAACAAAGAAAATCAGGAAAGCCACCTAAAAAGTTTGAATCTAAAGGAAACGATGCTATCGGACAAGGTGTTGGTATTGACGTAGGTGGATTAGAAAAGTAATTACTAATTATTTAATAATATTTTATCATGGCAAAAACACAAAAAGAAGCCGTAGTGGAAGAAGTAAAAGACACTACGCAAGAACAAGAAGTAAAACAACCTGAAGGTAAAGAAACTAAAGGTGACGTTGCTGAAGTAAAAACTAAAATGAAAAGTAAATCTAAAGTTGTAGAACCTACTATAACAAAAGTAGATTTAAGTAAACCACCAAAAACAGAAGAAACAGATGCCGATACAAAGCAAGAAGCAACAGACGTGGTTGAAGATAAACAAACCGAACCTTTACAAGAAGTGGTTGAAGAAGTACCACAAGAACAAACCGCCGTTTCAGATGAAGAAACGCCCATTATAGAAGAAGTTACTGAAGAGGAACAAAAAGAAGTAGAAGAAGTAACTGAAGAAATAGAAGAGGCTGTATCTGAAGCAGAAGCAACTGGAAAACCTGTTCCAGAGAAAATTCAAAAACTAATGGATTTTATGGAGGAAACAGGTGGTGATTTACAAGACTATGTAAAACTTAATCGTGATTATTCAAAAGATAGTGACATGAATGTTTTACAAGAATACTATAAACAAACAAAACCTCATCTTACTTCAGATGAAGTTGATTTTTTAATGGAAGACAAATTTTCATTTGATCAAGAAGAAGATGACGAGAAAGAAATAAGAAAGAAAAAAATAGCGTTAAAAGAGCAAGTTGCCGACGCTAGAGCCCACTTAGACAGGCAAAAGTCTAAATATTATGAAGAAATTAAATCTGGGGCAAAGTTAACAACCGAGCAACAGAAAGCAATTGATTTCTTCAATCGTTACAATAAGGAATCAGAGAAAACTCGTAAGACAACTGAAGCCAATAAGAATACTTTTTTAAAGAAAACTGATCAAGTTTTTAACGACAAGTTCAAAGGTTTTGAATATAATGTTGGTGAAAAAAAGTATCGTTTTAATGTTAAAAACACAAACGAAGTAAAACAAACCCAAAGCGACATTAATAATTTTGTCAAAAAGTTTTTGAACAAAAATCAAGCAATGGAAGATGCTAAAGGTTATCATAAATCTTTGTTTACAGCTATGAATGCAGATGCTATAGCTAGTCATTTTTATGAACAAGGTAAAGCAGATGCTGTTAAAGAACGTGTTGCAAAGGATAAAAATATAACTATTAATCCTAGGCAATCACATGGCGAGATTAAAACTGGACCAACAGTTAGAGTATTAGGAGAAAATTCTAATGATTTCAAATTTAAAATTAGAAATAAAAAATAACTTAAAATTTAGAAAATATGGCAATAACTGCAGGTGCTAATTTAAATAGCATACCAAGCGCAACTCAAAACGCTCTAGCGTCTAACTTTATAGACTTTACAGCAGCGGGAAATGGATGGGCGCAACAATACCTGCCTGACTTAATGGAAAAAGAAGCTGAAGTTTTTGGAAACAGAACTGTTTCAGGTTTTTTATCTCAAGTTGGTGCAGAAGAGGCTATGACTGCTGATCAAGTGGTTTGGTCTGAACAAGGTAGATTACATTTAGCGTACACAGGTACAATAGATGCTTCTGCTTCACAAGTAACAATTACAGCTCACGCTGGAACTAACGCAACTTATACAGAAAACGAACATGGTTTACGTGTTGGTGATACTTGTATAGTAGCTTCTCCAACCGTGACTTATGCTGGTAGGGTTACAGCTGATGATGGTTCTGATGTTATCACAATTCTTCCTTATACTCAGGGACACGCAAGTGAAGCTGGTATTGGAATGGGTGATGAAGCTGTTACAGTACTCAAATATGGTTCTGAATGGGCAAAAGGGTCAGACACTCCTTATACAGTAGCTTTAGAGCCTAGTCACCAATCTTTCACTAACAAACCAGTTATTATTAGAGATATGTACCATGTTTCTGGTTCTGATTCTTCTGCTATTGGCTGGGTTGAAATTGCTGGAGAAGATGGTGCTAGTGGATACTTATGGTATTTAAAAGCAGAAGGTGAAACTAGAATGCGTTTTACTGATAATTTAGAAATGACATGCTTAGAAGGTGTTTTAGGTGCTAATGATACTACACTTGATACACAAACTAATGGTGGTGCGTTATTTACCGGTGGTGGTACTAATTTTGGTACTGAAGGTTTATTCGCAGCTATTTCTAGTAGAGGTAATGCAACTTCTGGTGTTACTGGTGTTAATGCTGCTACTGATTTAGCAGAGTTTGATGCTATCTTAGCAGAATTTGATTCTCAAGGTGCAATTGAAGAAAACATGATGTTTGTTAACCGAGCTACTAGTTTAGCTATTGATGACATGTTAGCTTCTATGAATTCTTATGGAGCTGGTGGTACTTCTTACGGAGTATTTAGCAACTCAGAAGAAATGGCACTTAATTTAGGTTTCTCTGGTTTCCGTAGAGGTTCTTATGATTTTTACAAATCTGACTGGAAATACTTAAATGATGCTGGTTCAAGAGGCGCTATTAACGCTAGAGCTACAGCTGATGCAATTAGAGGAGTTATAGTTCCAGCTGGTGTATCTTCGGTTTACGATCAACAATTAGGAAAAAACCTTAAACGTCCTTTCCTACACGTTCGTTACCGCGCATCACAAACTGATGATCGAAGATTAAAAACTTGGATTACTGGTTCTGTTGGAGCGGCTACATCTGAGTTAGATGCAATGCGTGTTAATTATTTATCTGAAAGATGTTTAATTACACAAGGTGCAAATAACTTTATGTTAATGCAATAAGCATACTTATTTAAAGAGTTGGGGCATTTAATGCTCCAACCCTTTTTTATTAATTTTTATTATATTATATCATGGCAAAGAAAAAACAAGTAGAGGTAGAAACACCTCAAGTGGAGCAAACGGTTGTTGAAGCTCCTATAGTAAAAGAAAAACCACAACCAATAAGGAATAAATGGGAGATAAAAGATCGAGTATATATACTTAAAGGAGAAAAAAGACCATTATCTAAAATGATTAAATCTGCAAACATATACTGGTTTGATAAAGATAAAGGTTACGAAAGGGAATTAAAGTATTGTGAAAACCAACAAACTAGTTTTGTTGATGAAATGAAGGGAGACCAAAGACTATCTCATATTATTTTTAGAAATGGAATGTTACCAGTTCCAAAAGAAAAAACAGTATTACAAAAGTTACTTTCAAAATATCACCCTATGCGTGATAAGGTTTATTATGAATGGAAACCCCAGGCAATAGCTGAGAACGAGATTGATATATTAGAATTAGAAATACAAGCATTAAACGCCGCTAAAAATCTAGACATAGATATGGCAGAAGCTGTTATGCGTGTAGAGGTTGGTTCTAAAGTAACAGAGATGAGTTCTAAAGAACTTAAAAGAGATTTACTATTATATGCTAAGAGAAATCCTAGATTATTCTTAGATTTAGTAAATGATGAAAATGTTATGCTTAGAAACTTCGGTATTAGAGCAACAGAAATGGGGATAATAAAACTATCACAAGACCAAAGAACATTTACATGGGGTTCAAATGACAGAAAACTAATGAATGTTCCTTTTGATGAACATCCTTACTCGGCTTTAGCTGCTTGGTTTAAAACCGACGAAGGTATGGAAGTTTATTCTAATATAGAGAAACGATTAAATTAATAATCACCTTATAGTATGTAACCATCTATAAAGGTGGTTACCTACTATAAATTTAACAAAATGGCAGTAAATATAGACACAGTATATCAACGCGTTTTAGCGTTAGCAAATAAAGAACAAAGAGGATATATTACGCCTCAAGAATTTAACCTGTTGGCCAATCAGGCACAACAAGAAATATTTGAACAGTATTTTTACGACTTAAACCAAAGAGGTAGAATAGAGCCAGAAACACCTGGCGTTAGAGGCGAAGAAGATCTAGATGAGTTTATTAGTAGAAAACTAGCTGTTCATACTACAATAGCCACAGTTCTCGGTGGCACAGTATTACCCCCTAATTATGCTATAGGAAAAGTATTTATAAATGGATTTGAAGCTGAAAAACTTCCAAGAAACGAAGTGTTACAAATAGGGGAATCTTCAAGACATCTTAACGCTATAGAAAAAAGTCCTGTTTATTGCGATAGTGCATTAACAGGTCAAGATATTTATGCTTTATCTAACACAGGACAAGCGTTGGTTGGAGTTACATGTGAAGTAATAAATAAACCTGATACAGCTGAATGGGATTATGTTATTGTTGGACAGAAAGCCCTGTACAACGCGGCTGGTAGTACAGACTTTGATTTGCATGTATCGGAAGAAACAAACTTAGTAAATAAAATACTAACGCTAGCCGGGATAGTTATTAACAAACCAGGTTTGGCACAGACGTCTATGGCAATGGAATCAACTGAAACGCAAATTAAAAAACAATAAGATATGGCATTATCACTACCTGGAACAAGCGATCAAAATTATCATGAAGAGACTGTAGGTTCGTTATACGGTCAATATCAGTTTTTAACACTAGAAGATATTGTTAAAACTTTTGTAGCTACATATGTTGGAGTAGGAAAGATATGTGAAAATATTAGAACTGCTGATGTTCATTTTCATGCTACGCGTGCTTTACAAGAATTTAGTTATGATGTTTTTAGAAGTATTCTTTCCAGAGAAATAACTGTTCCTAATACTTTACAAATGGCTTTACCAAGAGATTATGTAAACTACGTTAAAGTAACTGTATCTTCTGGAAACGGTGTAGAAAAACTATTACATCCTATAGATATTACTAGTAATCCTAAAAAAGCTTTACAAGACGAAAATAATAATGATCTATATGATCAGAATGGTGAACTTTTATATGGTAGCGATTCTACTACTTGGGATAAGTTTAAATCAGCAACTACAAATACGCAAGACAACGACTCAACAGATGATTCAGAATATTTTCCTAAAATAACAGCTGCTGGTAAAAGATATGGTTCTAATTCAAAATACCTACAAGGTAATGGATGGTTTTATATAGATCAAGATAAGGGTAAGATAAATTTTAGTTCAGATTTAACAAACGATACAGTTATATTAAAATACATAAGCGATGGTATGGGTGCTGATGATAGTGGTGGCATACCTAGTGGATCTGCCATTGTTCATAAATTTGCTGAAGAAGCAATGTACAAACACATAGCTTATGGGTGTTTATCTGCAATGAAGGAAACCAGTCCTGTTTTAATACAAAGGTTAAAAAAAGAACGATTTGCTGAAACTAGAAAAGCAAAACTAAGACTATCAAATATTAAATTACAAGAACTTACTCAAGCGCTTAGAGAAGGTTCTAAATGGATAAAACACTAGAACATGCCAGAGTTAAAAAGAGTTTTTTCTAAAGGTAGAATGAATAAAGACCTTGATGAAAGGGTCATACCTAATGGAGAATACAGGGATGCTAATAATATAGAGATTACTACATCTGAAGGTTCGGAGGTTGGTACGATTCAAAGTGTTTATGGAAATATTGAAAAAACAACATTAAATACCACAGGAACACTTACTGACCACTACCTATCTCATCATACGCCCTATGATTATTCTTCCACGCCTGCAACAGTAGGCTCATTGGCAATATGTGTAGCTTCTATTACAGATGAAAAAAACGACAAAATATATTCTTTTATAAGAGATGGATTGTGGTTTGTACACGGATCATCTTTAGATGACGATGATTATTTAGCTATAAACTCTGATTATATATTAGAATACGATGTTGGATCTTCGTTGAATCATCCATACCAGATGAAATACGTCTTTAATGATATATATAAAGTTCAAACTAAAATAAGCGAACAGTGTGGACAAGGGGTTGTTGGTAGTTCTGGATTTGAATTACGAGTAACTAGTAATCAAGGTATACGATCTGGTATGGTTTGTACATTTAAACAACCTGGTCAAAACATGCCTACGGAAATAAAAGTTAAACACATATTTACTGATAATTCAGGAAGTACTACATATAGTACTAATAGAGTTTATTTAGAAGATGAATATACATTAGCGAATCTAGACACGTCTGTAGAACTTACTTTTACCGCGCCAAGAGTACTGAATTTTGGCAACCACCAGACAGCGCAAGTGGCAACTAAAATTACTGGTATAAATATAATAGATGACTTATTGTTTTGGACTGATAATAATACAGAACCTAAAAAAATAAGTATATCAAGAAGTATAGCTGGAACAGGTGGTTTAACTTATAGCGCTAATTCTTTTTTAGATGACTTTAACCAAGGTCCAGAAGGTTTTGATGGTTTGACTAGATTGTATCATACTAGACTTTATGCTATTTTAGACCAAAAAGAAGGCATAGAGTTAATAAAAAACGATGCTGAAACAAAGCCTGTTTGGGTAGATGAATCTCATATAACTGTTATAAAGAAAGCGCCTACAACCCCACCTATATTAAAAATGTCAAGCGTAGGCTTTGATAGACTTGATATAAACGGTGAAGAGCATAGGGTGTACGCGGAAAAAACCTTAGCTATGGTTCAAGCTAGCGATACAACAGGTTCTTATGTAGAAACAGAAGATGTGGTGGTTGTAGGGGATGAAATACAGGTTTCGTTTCTTGATTTGTTAGACTGGAGAGATGGAGATGTAATTATAGCGACAAACGAAAAACCAAACAATCCTACTTTTTTTACCCCACATCAAATAAGATTTAAAGTTCTAGGACAAAGTAATTTTAACAATCCCTCTGGGGCTGTAGATGGTAGCAGTACGCCCATAACACTACAAGCTAGTTTTGATTTAAAAGTAGTAGCAGTAGATGAAAACATCACTAATAAAGAACAACAGTGGTGGTTTGCCCTAGAAAAACCCAAACCTTTGTTTGAGTTTAAGTTTCCAAGATTTGCTTATCGATACAAGTACACGGACGGTGAATATTCCCCATTCTCTCCGTGGTCTGAAATAGCTTTTCTACCTGGTCCTTATAATTATACACCAAAAGAAGGTTATAATTTAGGAATGACAAACCAAATAAGGGCATTAAAAATAAAAGATTATATAGTAGATGCACATTATAGACCAAGAGATATATCAGAAATAGATATTCTTTACAAAGAAGACGGCGCTCCAAATGTTTACACTGTTAAAACAATAAACAGAAAAGAAGGAAGCGATATTTGGCCAGATTTAACACTTCCTGAAAACACAGAAAAAAGAGGAGAACTTCAAATAGATGATGAGCATATACATGCCGCTGTACCATCCAATCAATCAATAAGGGCTTATGATAACGTTCCAAGACTTGCTTTAGCGCAGGAAATAACAGGCAATAGACTTGTGTACGGTAATTATTTACAAAACTATAATTTAGAAACCTCGTGGGCTTCTATTTTGCCTGATTTTGATGTGGATGTTGTTTCAGAGGAACTTAAAGTTTACGACGAGGAATTTAGTACATCAATAAACCTGCATGGAAACGAAATAGCTCTTCCTGGGTTTCTAGCCGAGCCTACCAAGAGCGTAAAATCATTAAGGACGTACCAATTAGGTATAGTTTTTTCAGATCAATATGGAAGAGAAACACCTGTTTTAACAAGCGTTCATAACAAAAGTTCTATAAGAATAGAAAAAGAATTAAGCGATAAAAAAAATTCTTTAAAAGTAACTTTAAACAACGATCCACCGCATTGGTCAACACATTATAAATATTATATAAAAGAAACTTCTAGCCCTTATTACAATCTCGCATTAGATAGATGGTATGACGCTGAAGACGGTAACGCTTGGTTGAGTTTTCCTTCGTCTGAAAGAAACAAAGTAGATCTTGAAACATTTTTAATACTTAAAAAAGCACATGATAGTTCTACTATAATAAAAGAAAAAGCTAGATACAAAATACTAGCAATTGAAAGTGAAGCACCAGATTTTATAAAAATAAATAAACAACTTCTAGGTTTATTAAGTTCTATACATTTTAAAGATGAAGGTTATCCTTTGGCTGATCAAAATTTTATACACATAGATGCTGAAGCGCTGCATGTGGCATATGGACAAGATATAGATACTGAGATAAGTGATCTAGATAAATACGTAGACGATAATCAACTTTTTTATAGGGCGTCAAGCGCGACTGGGATAAATACAAAATGGATTAAGGTTGTTAAAATGAGCTTAATACCAACCGACCCTAATAACACTAGTAGTTGGTATTATGAGTTTAAGCTAGACAATCCTATGGATGAAGATTTTACAGGAATAACAACAACTGATGGATCGGTCGGTAATAAAATAACTCACAATATACAATTCAAAAGAGAGGTTGTTGAAGACAGGCCAGAATTTGACGGTAGATTTTTTGTTAAGGTGGTTAGAGACCTTGTTTTAGATAAAAACGTTTTAATAAGAAATATTTCTGATCAATATATAACAAAAGAAGTAAAACATATAGGACATATAAAAAGGTATATTGATTTTGGTAACGAAGAAGATTCGGGTGATTTTAAAGCGAGTGGTACTAAGAGTCAAAACCAATGCGCGACCGAGGATGTTTCGAATAATCCAAATGATGGAGGAGGAAATTTTTCTGATGAAATAGTGGGTCATCCACCTGATAATTATGTGTATTGGCACCATATACTTGGCTATGGAGCGATGCATATGGTAAGGAACTGGCCAAACAATACTAATGATCGAGATAACTCGGAAGGAAGTTTGGATGGTAGAGGCGGGTATATAGGCACGCCATATGATGGCCACCAAGGAACGAGCACAGGTGTTTCACCTTTAGTTCCTAGTGGTTTTGATCAAACCATCAACCACAACTTTAACAATCAAGACGATAGAGATAACTTTTTTACGTGCCGCGATGCTAATTCAAACCGCCCGGATACAAAAGATTTTTTTAAGGGAATAGAGAATCGTTGGTTTATAGATAACTGTGGAGCAGCTAAAGGTGGAGCAGGTAGAGGTGTTCATGCTGATGGTCAAGGAGTAACGCATAAAAATATTCAATTTAAAGCTGATGACTCAATTTTGAGTGAAACTGATTTTAGTCGTTATGATTTCATTAATGTTAACTGCAGGGTTTTAAATAGACATTCTTCTGAAGGCGCTTTCTATCAAAAAAATAAAAGTCAGGCGTCTAGCGCATTTACTTTTGGACTTGGGCAATACACTTCATATGTTGGCAGAGATACTGATAGTGGAAATAGTACAGCAAATGTACCACCCACTGATGCTTGGTTTGGATTTGAAAATGGAATAAAATGTAATGTAATGCATTTGTCTTTGTTTGGTATATTTGGTGAAGACGATCCGATTGATATAGAATATGGAACAGAGCATTATGAATTTGCTCAACTGTTGGTGAAAGGAACTTTATTTAGATGGGCAGAAGATCCAGACAAGCAAGTATATGAAATACTTAGGGTTGAAAAACAAACCAATGTAAGAAATTGGCTTGGGAAAAACAAAGACGACTATGATCATAGAGCTAACAAAAGAGTACGATATACAATAAAGTTTAAGCCTATAGACCATAAAAACGACGAAAACCCACCTGGATTTGGCGATGAAACACCAATGAGATTCAATCCTATAGTAAACGCTGTAGACGCAAGCGGAGATCCTGTAACCGGGCCTGACGGTGTTGTTAAGCAAAATTATGATGCAAATTATAGACCATACAACTTCGCTGGGCTTGACCACCTGGGCAGAAACACTCTGTCGCTACAGATTGTAGAAGCGTATGATGCTGATGAAAGCGAAGATAAACTACAGAGTAGTAATCCAGCTATTTTTGAAACAGAGCCTAAAGACAAGGAAGGTTTAGATATATATTATGAAATATCACCATCATATCCTTTGGTAGTAAGCAAAGAAACAAACGAAATGTTATTACCTATCGGTTCTTACTTTATATTAACAGGACAGGGTAAAACAGGTAAATATACTATAACTAAATGGACAGACGATCAAACGTTCAACGTAACGCCTTCTTTAGGTAGTACATACGCAGCAGAACTATCGGCCGGGCAACCATTAAATATGTACACTCCATACGGTGGTATTATTCAGGTTATTATATACGAAGATGTTGCAAGTGGTGCTTCAACAATAAAAATACATGGAGGACCGAGCGACAACCAACATAACCAATATAACAAACCTATAATTTTACCTTTTTGGAACTGTATATCGTTTGGAAACGGTGTTGAATCAGATAGGATTAGAGACGATTTTGGACAACCCACTATAGACAATGGTGTTAAAGCTTCTACAACAATTGCTGAACCTTACGCGGAAGAAAGAAGAAAACACGGTTTAATATATTCTGGTCTATATAACTCTACGGTTGGTTTAAATAGTTTAAATCAATTTATTGCAGGAGAAAAAATAACAAAAGATTTAAATCCAGAATATGGAAGTATACAAAAACTACACACTAGAGACACAAACTTATTAACACTTTGTGAAGATAAAGTTTTAAAAATACAGGCTAATAAAGACGCTTTATTTAATGCAGATGGAAATTTTAATATAACTTCTACAGATAAATTTTTAGGAAGCGCTATAGCTATACCCGGGGAGTTTGGTATATCTAGAAACCCAGAATCATTCACCACTTATGCAGACATGTGTTATTTCTGTGATAAAAATAGAGGTACTGTTATGCAACTAAAAGGAGATACATTACTTCCAATATCGCAAGTTGGTATGTCTGATTATTTCTCAGACACTTTTAAAGTAACAGATATATTCAGTATCCTTGGCACCTATGATGAGAAAAAACTAGATTATAATGTTACTGTAACTAGAGGTGATAGGTTTTTAATAGAATCACAATCAACCACAACCTGGAGTGAAAGAAGCAAAGGATGGTCAAGTTTTAAAACATTTTATCCAGAACAAGGGTTGAGTATAAATAATGAATATTATACTTGGAAAAACGGTAGTATGTGGCAGCATCACTCAGATGCAGTTGCTAGATCTAAATTTTATGGCACAAGTACGGCATCTGGAACATATCCAAGTGTTACAACTATATTTAATGATAACCCTAGCTCTGTTAAAAGTTTTAATACAATACACTACGAAGGAAGTCAAGGTAGAATAGTAGAAAACGACTCAGATAATGAATTTTATAATCTAGACCCTGAGGAAGGTTGGTATTGTGAATCTATAACAAGTGATTTACAGGAAGGAGAGGTTTTGGAGTTTAGAAAAAAAGAAGGAAAGTGGTTTAATATTATTCACGGTGTTGCAACCACGCTGGCAAACTTAGATACTAGTGAGTTTAGTGTTCAAGGTATAGGACAGGCTGAAACTGTTTCTCACGATGGAGTTGCTAGTGAATTAACATTAGCAATACAAGATACTGGAAACACTACTCTTACTGATGCTATATTAAATGCGGGAGAAACATTAACGTCTTACGACGAGCTTGAAGACGCTATAGTAACTAGAGCTACAACAACCATTACTTCTGGTCAAACACTATCTGGCACTATTGAAATAAATATATCACCTGCTAATCCTGGAACATCTTCAGCTATAAATGTTTCATGGGATAATATTAAAATAAATGATATAACCGGAACTTTAAACACAACATTACAAACAGCGACCTTTGGTGCAACAGAAGGTTTTGTTCATGATAATATATCGTCTATAGTATTAAGTCAAGATGGTGATAATGTAATAGCAACAATAACCTTACAAGGAACAATTACTAATGTTATTACTGATAGCGCTGGTCAGTCTGTTTATTCAAATAGTTCTACAAAATATATACAATTAGATTTCGATTGGATAGACACAGAATCAACAACTAGATCAATGCCGTTTGCTGTAAGCACATATTGGCCAAGTTCTGGTACTAAAAATCCAGCAGATAGATCTTTAGCAGACTATGCTGGTATGACAGTTACCGCATCTGATGTTGATGGTAGCACGTTGGGCACAACAGCTATAACTGAAACTTCTATAGTTGCTTCACCTTATGTAGAATCATATGATTTTCAATTACACACAGCAAGTCTTCCGCATAGTACTGAAACTTTAATTTTTAGTAAAACATTTACTGCTAATACAGGTTATTTGCTCAAAAAAAGAAAAGGACATAACGATTATATTATAAAAGACCTTGTTAAGTTTCAACCAAACAAAAAAAGAAATCCAAGAATACAAGAACAGATTTTTACTACACAAAATTTTGAAGATTCGTATAACAAAAGATGGAGGTTTGTAGAAACTCTAACAAGAGATAGTAATAAAAATGTAACAGCTGTTAAGGTAGATGGCTATTATACAGCTCCCGACTGGAGATCTGGTGATGCAAGATTGTCAGACGGTAAAATAATAACGTTAGAAGAAGAAAAAAGAAAAAACATTAGCATAATATTTATTCCCGATATTAAAGCTAAGGCACCTACTATATCTAAAGAAATAAATTCCGTGGTTTACAATATTAAAAAAAGAACTGGAAACGATGCAGACGGGGAGTTACTTATAGTACCTAAAAGAGGACAGAAAGTTATAGTAAATATATCAGGAACTGCTGCTGCTGGTGGTGTGATAAGTATAAAATCTTTATATAATAAAGATTTCAAACCTTCGTCCAAAAATTTTACGCTTAATGATGGTCATGCTACTATAGAGTATTTAATACCACCATTAACTAGTCTTCCATCTGGCATAACAAAAGATGAATATAGAGTTAGTGTATCTCCTGACGAGGAAACAACACTCGGGTCTAGCGTTCCTACTTTAGAAAATCCAGATGTATTATACCAATACTCTGATGTAACAATTAGCGCTCAATTTACACAAACAGCTAGTGCTTATACAATAACCCCAACCAATGGTAGCGCTGGCGATGCTACAACTATAGTTAAAGCACCTGTGTTTACAGAGTTTGCTACAAATGATACTACCATCTTAGCAACATCAACAGGTTCTGCGGGAACATACCATAGAGACGTGCCTAATAGACAACAACAAGGAGAAAGATTATACGCGTTAGAAGTTACAATTGCTTCTGCAGATGGAAGTAAGGTTAGTTTAGATTCTACAATAAAAGGATCAGGCACAGACGGGTATATTACAGACTTAGCTGTAACCAACGGAAATAGATCAACAAACGGAGGAACAGATGCAGCGCTAAGAGAATTACATGCTAGAGAAAGTGGTAATGACGTTATACTTTCTGGTTATGTTGCGATGAAAAGATCCGGTAACGAAACTAAAATTTTACAAATACCAATAGACGATATGGTTTCAACTTAATAGTATGGCAAGTTTAACACTAACATTTTCACACACACTAAACGTTTCTGTAGCAATAGGAGACACTGCTTATTATACACCTACAACTACTTCTGGTAGTTTTTCTGTAGCAGGTACAACATATGAAATAGGACTAATAACAGCTGTTGATCATAATTTAAATCAAATAGTTGTTGATACACAATTAGCTTCAGGTGTTATCACTACAAGTGATTTTATATTTTTTAGTAAAAACAATATAGCTTCATTAACGTCTATACTGGGTTACTACGCAGAAGTTAAAATGGTTAACAACGATCAAGATATACCTGCTAATGTTTCTAAACAAGTAGAATTATTTCAAGTAGGCATGGATGCATTTGAAAGCAGTAAATAACGCATAAAAAGTGTGATTATAGAATATACGAATAAATAATAAAGAAAAATATGGCAACATTAACACCAACATTAAAATTAGAAAGTACAGATGCTACATCTGATTCGGCTTTTAGCTTATCACTTACTGACGAATTATCAGTGGGTCAACCACAACTAGGATTGTCTAGAAAAGCAGCTGAAGCAAGTTCGGGTTCAACTGTAGAATTAATACCTACTGGATCAGTAACAAAATATGTATACATAAGACATACTGGAAAACAATCTGACGGATCTACATCTACAACACAAGCTCTTAACGTTTACTTTAATTCAGAGTTTAGCTTGTCTATTAAGGCGGAAGAATTTGCTTTTATACCTGTTAGATCTACGGCTACCGTAAATGCAATAGGTTCAAGTACACATACAATACAAGTAGAGTATGCCTACTGGAGTGCAGCATAATTTTAAAAAAGAATTAACTAAGGATTTTAGAACCACTGTAACTAAGTTAGAGCAAGATTTAATTTCCATAGCTGATAACGAAAATATTATAGCTGGTACTAAAGATAAACCTATAGTAACTAATAGTGAAAAAGTACCTATACGTCATTTTTTTATGGATGGTGTATATGTAAGAGAAATGACCATGTATAAAGATACTGTTGTGGTTGGTGCAATACATAAACATTTACACATGTGTTTCTTATTAAAAGGTCACTTAATGGTTGCTAATGAAGAAGATATTATAGAGTATATAGCCCCTTGTTTTATTATAGCTAAACCAGGTATAAAAAGAGTTTTATACTCAAAAGAAGATTCAGTGTGGTACAATACACACAAAAATCCTAGTAACACAGAGGATGTAGAACAACTAGAAAAAGAGTTGGTTGCAGTAAGTTATGAAGAATATGAAAAATATATTAACAAAAAAAAGTAAATTATGAGTTTTGTAGTAGTAGCAGCAGTAGGAGCAGGAGTAGCAGCAACAGCTGGTTTAACCAAAGCTATAACCGGTGGTGTACAGGCTAAAAGAGCTAGGGAGCAAAAAGAAAAAGAGATGGCTGAGTTGGAAGAATATAAAAGACAGTTTGCTGGATTAGATACTAGCAATCCATTTCAAGATATGGAAAATGTTTTTGAAGATTTAACTGTTAATCAACAAGAAGCTGAGTTTACTAGACAACAACAGCAGCAAAGCCAAGCTAATATATTACAACAAACTAGAGGTGCTGCTGGTGCTTCTGGTATAGCTGCGTTAGCTCAGACACTAGCTAGACAAAGTTCTTTAGATGCTCAACAAGCAGCGGTTTCTATAGGAAAACAAGAACAACAAAATCAATTACTTAAACAACAAGAAGAAGCTAGATTAGAAGGTCAATTTAGACAAGGTGAAATAATGAGGAGAGAAGCTGAAGCTAGTAAAGTTAAAACATTAATGGGTATGGAGGCTGCTGAATATGAGAAAGCAGCTAGAGATCAAGCCGCGGCTCAACAAGTTATGT